AATGCAAAGCTAAGTTTCTTAAACTACCTGAGAAGGATCGCAAGTTGATTATGGAGCATATTCCTAAGTACAAATTAGCGCAACCAGAAAAGAAGTTTCGAAAAGACCCGTATACATTTCTTAATAATAACGCTTGGTTAGATGAGATAGTTGCGGATAACACAAAAGCAACTCCACCACCATTTAAATACGTATACTAATGACTGAAATAGCAGGATTCGAAATAGAAGATTACAACGTATTTAAATTTAGCGAGGGAGTAAAGAAAGCCGTTTGCCCAATCTGCACACCTAACAGAAAACCGGAGAACCAAAAGAAAAAGGATTTAGAGCTTTACTGGAATACTGGCTTAGGGTTTTGTCACCATTGCCACGAACGTATACAGCTCCACACGTTCAAAAAGAAGGTAGAGACAAGGGTTTATGTTAAGCCTACGTTTAAGCCAAAAGAAGTAGGATCTAAGGTGGTTGCATGGTTTGCAGGGCGTGGAATATCGAAGCAAACATTAGTATCTACCAAAGTAACTGAGGGTTTGGAATGGATGCCGCAAACGCAAAAAGAAGAAAATACAATTAGATTCAATTACTTTCTGAATGGTGAACTAATAAATACTAAGTTCAGAGACGGCAAAAAGAATTTCAAACTTTGCAAGGATGCAGAAAAGATATTTTACAACCTCGATTCTATAAGGACAGAAAAGGAATGTGTAATTGTAGAAGGTGAAATTGACGCTTTGAGTTTTATCGAAGCAGGGGTTTACAATGTAGTAAGCGTTCCAAACGGTTTTAATGCTCAAGGATCAATCAGTTTAGATTATTTAGACGGTTATTTAGATTATTTCGACAATAAGGATAAGATCTATCTGGCACTTGATAACGACGAAGCAGGGACAAACGGCAAGGAAGAGTTCATTAGGAGGTTAGGCGTAGAAAGGTGTTACATTGTGGATTTTGGAGTTTCTAAGGACGCAAACGACTATTTACAATCAAACACCAAGGAGGAGTTAAAAGGATTGCTTAAAACGGCTGAATTAGTCCCTATGGAGAATATTGTCGTTCTGGATAATCTTAGCGAAGAGCTAGACGACTTTTGGTTAAATGGATTTGAGAGAGGTATGACAATGGATTTACCAGACTTCGACAAGCATTTTTCATTAGCTTTAAAGCAATACACGCTAATTACGGGCGTACCTCAGTCTGGTAAATCTGAATTTTTAGATCAATTATTACTTAAAATTAATCTAACATACGGCCATAAGATTGGCTATTGTTCGCCAGAAAATGAACCATTTACTTTTCATTACGATAAGTTAGTTCAAAAATTATACGGTAGGAGACCAAGGGGATTAGTAGAAATAGAAAGCGATTCAGTAAAACAGGCAAAATCCCACGTAACCGAGAACATATTTCACGTTCAATTTGAGAAACGATACTGGTTGCAAGATGTCTTGGCTAAGTTTACCGAACTGGTTAGAAGGAAAGGCGTTCGGCTGTTTGCAATCGATCCTTTCAATAAGATCAAGCTAAAAGACGGATCAACGGATGTAGTGAAGTACACAGAAGAGTACCATATATTACTTGACGAATTTGTAAAAAAGAACGATTGCCATTTATTTCTGGTTGCCCACCCGGGAAAAATGACATTGCAAGAAGGCAGCAAGCAAACGCACATAATGCCAACAGCATACAATATAAAAGGAGGTTCGGAACATAATGACATGAGTTACAACGTACTTGGAGTTAATAGGATTTTTGAAAGCAAATTAGTTCATGTAAAAACTTTAAAGGTTAAATTTAGACACTTAGGAGAGATTAATCAAGATGCTTTCTTTGGATTTAATACCGTAAATGGTAGGTATGAAGAGTTGCAATATCAACCTACTATTGATCCTACGCTAGAAATACCAGTAAGAGAATTGGATTATACTAATTGGCTAAAAAAAGAACACCATGAAGGGACTAAAATAATACCAATTGATTTTGAAATTCCAATGATTGAAAATAATAGCGATTTGATACCTCAAGAGATAGAGGATGTGGATATTCCTTTTTAATGGGAGTAATAGGGCGCGTTACTATTCTATGCGCTTTATTACCTGTTACCCTCTGTTATTTTGTGCGCTTGCATCCCTTGTAAACACTAACTTTTTGAAAATAAATGAAAGTTTCTTTGTATTATGCTTGTATGTTAGTTGTATTGTAGTATATTTGTAGCATACAAACGAACAAAAACAACAAATTATGACAACTATCAACTTCACAAACGGAAAAAAAGAGACTAAAAACTACAAAGAAGTATCAAATACTAACCAAGGAGTTTACGGTAAAGACGAAATAATAAGAACGGTATCTACTGATAATGTAAACGAACTAACTAATGAGCAATACAACACAAGATTTGAAGAAATTAAATAGCAGGCTAGAGGTTATAGAAGCAAAGCTAAAAAAAGTAAGAGGGTGCAGCCCTCTTACTGATGGTTGGCAAACGCAAAGGCTAGCCAAAAAATCAAGGGCTTGGGATGTGCTAGCTAAACAAAAAATGGCAATATTGAAACATATAGAAGATTTAGAGTATGAAATTAATAATTAAAGACAGTAAGGATATTTTCGACTTATGGAGAATGGCTCAAAAGTATAATTGTGATGACTTCCACAATATGCTACATGGTAAACATGAAATGCCACCATACTCGGACGACATGCCAAATAATAATAATCTTGGTGCTGATGGCATCGTAATGATTGAAGAAATAGAATAATGAAAATACCATATCAAATAAGAATTGAACCTGAGATGCTCGAAGAGATTAAGAAGGTTGCAGAAAATAACGATACCAGTGTAAACCATGAGATACGTCAGGCTATTAAAAAGCGGTTGCAAGAAAAATAATAGAGGGTAATGAGAAGCTAACAAGCGTGGCTTTAAGAACGCTTGAAAAATAATAAGACCTTATAGCCATGATTTTTAGGTTATGTTATAGGGCGTTGATGGGATGAAAAAAGTAAAACAATTTTTACATACAGTATCGTTACTGTTTAGTGGTGCAATAGCTTCCGACTTGTGGCTTATGGATGGTGATAATTGGAAATTGTACTTACCTATGTGCTTAATGTGTATAACATTGGGACAAGGTATAAAGGGTGAATAATGCCCTATTGCTTAAGCTATGTTTAGTGGCTTACTACCATATTCCCGACATAGGGAAAAAGGTTCTTAGCCATTAAATATTAGGTGGTGTTAGGTTTAGTTTAAAAATAGATAGTATGAGAGAGAAAATAAAAAGGATTTGGTATTTTATAATAGGGTTGAATTACCCAAAGAAAAGAATATATGAATGTCCTAAATGCGGAAAGTTTGAAGTGTGGACAAATGTATATGACAATTCAGATAGCGGAAGCGGCATGTGTAAATGTGGAGAAAGTCAAGTTTATATTAATTAACTATAACACTAAGCTAGAAAACGTTGCTTTTTGCAATGGATTTTAGCGTCTGTTATCGCGTCGTTTTTAATGCGCGAATTAAATTTTAATAATAGAAAAATGAGACCAAATAAAACAAAACCAATCACACCAAAGCGAATGAATAACGCCGAGGTTTTAAGGCGTATAAAACTATATTTTGAGATTGGGGAATTAGTCCCGAATGTAGTAATTAAAAAATATGGTGCATCAACTTGTTGGCAGTTCCTAGACATCGACGCTCTACATTCTTTGCTAGTGGTTCGCGAGGGGATTGGAAAACGTATTACTATCAACACTACAGGGGCGCAACAAAAAGGGATAAGACATAACCGATCCGCTATAGTTATTAAAAAAACTAGTATTTACCTGTCGGCTCACATGATGGGGAAAGCGTTCGATTTTAAAGTGTCAGGAATGAGCTCCGAGGACGTTAGGAACTGGATTGTAAAAAATGCTAATTTGTTTAGATGTAAAATTAGGCTCGAACATAAACTAAACGGAAAGCCTATTTCCTGGGTTCACTTAGATACTTTTTATTTAGAGACTAATCCAAAAGTTTATTTATTTGATGTGTAAATCATGACAGAATACAAAAAATATAAAGGCAGCGAAGCGAATTTTCAAAAAGCAATCGCTAGCTATTTAGATTTTATTGGGGTGTTATGGTTTCACCCGCCTAATGAGATCAAAGCAAAGCCGCAATACATGGCTAAACGTAAACAACAGGGCGTAAAAAGTGGCGTTCCAGATGTTTGTATACTTGAGCCAAATAAGGAGTTTAGCGGTTTATTTATAGAGCTTAAATGTGGATACAACAAACCGAGCGAGAATCAAAAAAAATGGATTAGTCTATTAGAAAAAAAAGGATTTAAGGCGGTCTGGTCTAATTCACTAGATGAGACCCGCGCAATTATTGACAAATATTTAATGCTATAAATCAATAGTTTCATATATTTGAACTTATGGAGCAAATAAAAAACAGTTGTAACAATCGTGGATGTAAAATTCGTATTATATTGCCTTTTGATAGGGGCGTTAAGTCTATTTATGCAAGAGACATACAAAAGCGGAATGATATTTCGCCGCTATTACCTTTGGCTGGTTTACCTTTGGATAAAAAACAGAGCAAAAAAGCGGCGTAAGTATCGAAATTTATTAAAACCTCTAGGGCTTTGTATTTACTGTCAGTCATTTTGGGCTAATATTGTTTTGTATCCATTATTTTTTAATCTAGACAAATATTTTATCCTATCTATTGGCGGGGTTTACATTGCAATTGAATTAATATTTTTAATTAAAAGACTATGAAAAATTTAATATTATTATTTGTATTATCTGTATTGTTTGCATCTTGTGAAAAAGAAGAAATAGAACCGGATGAAAGTTCTGAAAAAACCTACAACGTAACTCTTTATGCATATTCAGAACAAGGATTCAGCATAATTAATTATATGAATGCAGATATTGAGCAGTTTATAACAAGCATTTATACAACAGAACACACCGTTAAAACAATTCAAAACGAATATAGTTATAGGTATTCAGTTAGCTTAAGTTCTCAGGGTGCAGATTCGCTTTTTTTAATGGCAACATGTAATGGGAAAACTACATCAATGGGATTTAGATCCACTGGATTAGGGCAAAATCAAATTTCAATTGATTTAAAAGAAATGAAATAATTTTTAGGTAAAACAAAATTCAATAATAAAATTGTAGATTAGCTATACAATGGACAAAGAAAAAGAAGTAATAGAAAAGAATTGCGATTGTAAGAGGCCATTTCCTAGTAGAGATACAATAAAAAAAGGGGTTGTCAAATGTGGTAAATGTCACAAGGGTATTAATACAGATAGCTCACATTCCTGATGTAAGGAGCATTTAACAAATGAAACCATACGAAATGCCAGGGTATAAATCAGTACAGCAAAGGCTTTTTTTTTGTTACTGCAAATCGCCAGTTATAAAAAATAAAATATGTACAAAGTGTAAAAAGAAATTAAAGACAATTGAATTATGAAAAAAGGAACAGGGAAAAAGATATTAAGCGGCGTTATATCGTTCGCTAGTGGATTAGCAGGAAAAAGCAACCCAGTAACAGGAACAGTTTTTCAGGTTGCTAATTTGGTTAAATCTAAAGTAATTGACCATTTAGCCAAAAATAAAGCCTCTGAGATCGGAGGCGAAGGAAAAAGAGATTATTCCGAACTAGCAGGGATAGCACTATTTACTATAATTTCTGTAACTGGACTCGCGTTAATTGGTACTGGTAAAATAACATTTGAACAGCTTATGCAATTGCTATATTTATTGTAAGTAAAGAGAAAATTATGTCAGTAAAAGGAAATAAGAACGCTGAAAAATGGACAGTTAAAGAGGCACGCAAATTAGCTAATAAGGCTTTTGATGCGGTCGATAATGATACTTTCTTTATTTCTTCAATAGCTGAGAAGTGTGAAACCTATAGAGATTTATTTGCTTATTTGATGGATAAATTTAACGACGATGAAGCCGTTTTTCGCACTTTAAAAAGGATGTACAACAAATGTGAGTCTATACTATGGGAAAAAGCATCACAGGGAGATATAGATAAGACGATCGCAATATTTGCCCTAAAGTCCTTACATGGATTAATGGAAACAAGCAAGCAAGAAATTGACCATACAACAGACGGCAAATCCATTAAGCCGATTAACTGGGTGTCTGATGCTCCAAATAAATGAACACTATAAGCCTCTTTACACATCGAAAAAGAGGTATTTTCTAGTAACTGGCGGGCGTGGTCCTCTCAAGTCTACGAGCGTACACGATTTTCTAAGCCGCTTAACTTTCGAGGTTGGCCACGGTGTTTTGTTTCTACGTTACACAATGACAAGCGCGGAAAAATCAATTATACCAGAGTTTAAAGAAGCCATACAGCGAAACAACTCGTACAAACTATTTCAATTCAGGGGCGATAGGGTAACCAATTTAAAAACAGGCTCGTTTATTATGTTTGCAGGGGTTAAAACAAGCTCAGGAAATCAAACCGCAACGCTTAAAAGTATTCCAGGGCTAACCACAATGGTAGTAGATGAAGGGGAGGAGTTCACAAACGAAAAGGATTTTGATACCATAGACGATAGTATTAGAAGTAACGACGCGGTTAATAGAGTTATTTGGATTATGAACCCGACAACGCCAGAACACTTCATTTATAAAAGATGGATAGAACCCGCTAACAAACAAATACAGATTGAGGGCTTTGGGGTAACGATTTCCAACCTTGACAATGTAGAGCACATACACACTACATACCACCTAGCAGAGCAAGCGGGATACTTGCCGCAAAGTTGGATAGACAAGGCCAACAAATCAAAAGAAACCAACTCAAAACACTATTACCATAATTATATTGGCGGTTGGTTAGAAAAAGCTGAGGGCGCAATTCTGCCTAATTGGACCACGGGAAAATTCGACGAATCATTACCGTGCTGTTACGGCCTCGACTTTGGATTTAATCCAGATCCTTGCGGCTTAATAAAGGTTGCAATAGACAAAAAGAATAAGAAAATATATGCGGAGGAGTTAGCATATTTGCAAAACTTAGGTACTGACGACATCGAAAAGCTATTACGAGATAGAACAGGACCAAACGAAATGATAATAGCAGATAGCGCGGGTAAAATAACTATACATGATTTAAGGCAAAGAGGGATAAACGTTCAGGCTTGCATCAAAGGCCCTGGAAGTATAATAGCAGGACTAAAAAAGATAATGAATTACGAGCTTATAATCTGTGGAAGTTCGCCCAATTTAAAGACCGAATTAAATAATTATATTTTTAACGACAAAAAAGCAGGTATTCCAATAGATAAATTTAACCACTTAATCGACCCGTTACGCTATGCATTTGACAGACTCGAAAGGGGAGCGGGTGGAATGCTTTAAGCAGGTTAAAAATTATTTGTAAATTTGACAAAAGTATTTTTATGGGAAACTGGTTTCAAGAAAAAGCGTTCAATTTTTTAACGGGATATAAACACTCGGACGTTTTT